TTATTTGACAAATTTGTTAATCTTTTTGTTGCCACTAATAAATAATCCATTAGCCAACTGAATCCGAGTTGTATCTCCATACTTGACGATCTTAGCGACATCAAATTCAGTGCCGGCTGGCTGCCAGTCCACAACATGTTTGAGGGCCTTATCTTTGTACCGATGAGTGCCGCGTACAGACTTTACTCGTTTGACGCCGCCATCAACAGAATAGTATAAGCGATTGACGTTGTCCTGGTTAGACGTGATGTAATAACCGTTAGACAATTGGAAGCGAGTAATCTTGCCATAGGTCACTACTTTGGCGATCGCAAATACGGTGCCGGCCGGGAAGTTGTCCACTTTATACTTGAAAGCAACATCCTTGTACCGATTGATAGCTGTCCTGGCGTAGATCATCTTGGGATTATACCGGTAGTAGATGGCCTTCTTCGGCTTAGCTACATGAGTGGTAGTGCCATAGTAGTAGTTTGAGTACATTTGGGACACATCGAAGCCACCATAGCACCCGGGGAATTTATGGGTACTGGTCCACTGCCAACCATTATAACTACCATAAAGCTTTAGCCCAGCAGGGTTTGACGGGTAATTGGCAATCCACCCACCACGACTCGAATTGTTGAGTGGCATTGAGTTGGTCCAAGACCCCATGGTGTAGACATCGGTCTTGGGATAACCCATGCGCTTAACCTCAGCAACCCATGCTTTAATGATCGCAGCGTTTCGTGACCAACCGGAGTTAGTAGCTTCAAAGTCCAACACAATCACTGCATCTTTACCGAGTCCCGCGTTGAACGCACAGCGAGCCGCCATCTGAGCTTCTGCCTTGGCTCCCGCCACAGTAGTGAACCGCGCAAAGTGATAGCCGTTGACGTGCAAACGGGCTTTGACTGCGTTTCGGATACTTGTCTTAGCTGTTTGGTCCGTAAAAAAAGTGCCCTCCGATAGCTTTGCGACCATCGCGCGGACACCATATTTTTTCATCGATAGCCAATTAGCTTTAGTCATGATTCCGTTATTATTTGACGTATCGACCATATCTAATCGGGGCATTACTTAGCATCTCCATCCGTTGGGGCTTGAGTAGTAGCCGGGACATTTAAGGGAGCGACTACAGCATCAGCCTTAGCTTTCTGTTCGGCCAATTGTACCTCTTTATCTGCGAACGCTTGCTCTGTGGCCGCCTGACCCTCATCAAATTTGACTTGTTTCTCTTGTGCCACAGTGTTTTGAGTGGTCATCAATTGATAGGCCTTTTCGATAGCAGCTGAGATAATAGCTGGATCAACATTATGACCTAAACCGTTAAGCTGACTGGTGACATCTGCAACAGCTTTTTCCCGCTTTTCATCGCCAGGCATTTCATAAGATGCCGACAGCAGATGAACCGCATTGCTTGCCAGATTGTCCAGTAGACCAAGAACTTCACGCTGGTTGGCGGATTTATTGGATGCAATCTTAGTTTTTACGGCTGGATTAATTCGATTGAACCATGCTACAAACAAAAAGATAACGATGCCTAAAATACCGGTATCGCTCAACAATTGGATAATTTTGGTGATATTCATTTTTTATCATTTTCCTTTCCAATATTTTCAGCCATCTTTTTAAATCGAATTCGCAAAAAGTCAGGAATCGGGAAACCCATGACTTCAAGGTTTTCTAGAATTGAAATGGCATACTCTGCGATATAAAAAAGGACGACTGAATTTGAAATGGTATCAAATCCGAGAACGTCCAAAACTGGATAAATAGTAATTACTAAAAGCATGATTAACAAATGTTTAGCGAGGCCATACAGCCCGATTGAGCTGTCTGCCTTGTGTTTAGCGCGCGGTGAAAAGGATTTAACAATCCCCGTCAACAGGTCGGCCATAACCGCCCATAGGAACGCTTCGATAAACGGGTTATCAACCATACGCGAAGCAGCGCCTATCACGAGCGACCACCCAAAAGGGGTTGGTGGCATACTACATCATCTCTTTCCCACAAAAAATCCCATCAAAAAAGCACCAATCATCAATCCTAGGCCACAGGCGTAGAAGATGAATCGGTGCTGGTAGAGTTTTTTGCGGAGCCAAGGACATTTTTCACATCGTCCTGCAAGTAAGCTGGGACTTCTTCAATAGTACGACCACCGTCCAAAACGTTGGCGGCATAGATAGCGGCTAAAGCTGAAAATTTAAAGTTTAACATAGTTTATTATCTCCTTATTTGTTTGATTGTAACTGCGTCAAAACGGCTTGTGTATCAGACCGAAACGGGACTGGTACGGCTTCAATAGTCCGTGTGCCATCAATAATTGCTTGCGCGTAAATCTGCGCCAATGCAGAATATTCCATTGCCATCACCTCCTAGGATTCACTTGCTGCTGAACTGGCTGGAGCCGCTGAACTTGTTGCAGTTGAATCAGTGCCAGTCGTGGTGCTAGCCGGTGTTAGTTGTGAAGATAAGTAATCGACAGCTTCCATCAGCCCTTGCTGGGTGAGTTCGTTAGCTGACTTCAATTCCTTATTTTCAGCCAATGCATTAGCAGCATCCTGCTTGGCCTGTTTTAGGTCGGAGGCCGACGCTTGAAGTTGGCCTTGTAACACCTCGTTTTGATGGATCAAGTAGTCGGTGCTTAAGTCAGGCAGTGTATCTACCGTCCGCTTGAAAATTCCATCTACCACTAGGTACTTGTTCCAATTGCGAATGATGTACTCCTGCATGACAGGAGTCACCCACATTTCGATTAGGCCGTCCGCCGCTTCAACGGCTGGTTGCTCGGTAATCGTGTTATTATCCGCATTGACGCTGACATATACTGGCACTGTTTTTGCCATAAAAATCACTCCTTAGATTTTCTCAACTTTGAAAGTTGTCTCGCTGTCGAAAGTAACGAGACCGTCGCTAGTAATCTTATAAAGAAAAATTGGGTTGCTATTTTGATAATTGTTCGTAACTTGGCAATACAGCTTATTATCCTGAACTGATATTTTTGCGGATTGTGTTGCGACACCAAGCATTGAATAGTGACCATAAAATGTTGCGGTAGTGCCGTTATCCAAGAATTTGAATCCTTTGGGTAAGGTGATGGCTAATCTGCTTGCTGGCGAATTAGGGTTGTAGTACGACGGCAGATTAACGGTAGCATTACTTTTGAATGTTGCGGTATTAGTTGCCGCGTCCCACTTCATAAGAGTTTGACCCTTAAAGTCTTGCCCCTCAACTCCCTCATCAGGACATTCTAACCATGTGCCCTCATAATCCAGTTGGGAAAACTCATCAGTACCAATCAGTATTTTGGTCACTTCTTTTCCACCTACCAGAAGTGTCATAGCAGACCACCTCCAACAGGTAAAAACCCCTTAGAAGTTAGTGAAGTAAGGGATTTACCCCCCCGAACATTCGTTCTGATTGTGAATTTATCCATTCTTGTCATCCTTTCTAGTCTGGTGCAACTGTTGTTGTGCTCCAATTATGTGAGGATTCTACACTTCCAGGAATTACAAGACTAAAACTCAAAGCCATTATTACAGAATTAATAGCCGCTGAAAACGGCCATTTGATAGGTGCCGTAGAAATCGTCCTATCGCTTAATACTAATGGATAGTTTGTATTTCCGTTCCACTCACTCAAACCACTGGCCTGTCCCCAAAAGATTTTCTTATCAATCTCCGTAAAATGGAATCCTTCTGGAAGAGTAATTATTTTAGACGTGAAAGGCGTTTTATCTTGATACCAGGTCGTATAAATCTGACCGGTAAACGATGTGACCCCTGTACTGGCATCATAGTGCATTAAAATTGGTATTCCAGTAAAACTCGGCCCAACTGTGCACGGTAGCCATACTCCCTTTTGGTCGATGAATGTATCGCCACCAATCAGAACTTTATACGCTTCTTCGCCATTCACTATTAGTGTCATTGCTACACACCCCATCTCTGAGGTGCTAGTTGATTAGTTAGTGAAAGTTGGGGAGTGCCCCCCCCCGAATATTTTTGAAGCTTGTGAATTTAATGTTCATGTTTTTCCTCCTATAATAAAACAATTGGAAACTTTGCTGGCGTCATATCGCCATCACTACGATTCTTTCCATTCCGAAAGGTTAGTGACCAACCAATTTCGCCACTGAAATACGAAGAACTATGTCCAACCATGTTTCCTGAATTATCCGACTTCAAGTCAATATTTCTGGGGGCTCCATTCGTATCGTTATATAACCCACCAGCACCGAACTCGCCTGAAAAATTGAACTTGAACTCTGAATTTGCACAAGCAATTATCTGGTAGTCATCCAGCTTAGTAGAAGCGGCACCAACCACTAGAAGTTGACTATTAGACTCATCAATTTTACCAAGCAAAAATCCTCCTACATTAGGTCCCATCTCCAATGGAAACCATCCGTCTGAATTACGATAAATTATATTATCACCAATCATTACCTTAGCCACTTCGTTACCACCAACTAAAAGTGTCATGCGTGGTCACCTCCAAGAGGCGAGAACCGGTGGTTTAGCGGGGTTCTACCCCCCCCATCATAAATAGGGTTAATCAATTTTGTCATGTTGTTTCCTCCTAAAGTTTCTCAATTCCGATGATTGCCGGTTGAGCGAACGTAGCAAAATCTTGGGTTCTATACGTCGTAGCCCTCGAAAAAGTAATAATTCCTCGTGTGGGGTCTGACGATAGGGACTGGTTCGCACTATAGCTGGCCTGTAGTGTGCCATCTAAAATACTTACCTTTGCATAATCATATCCAATGATATTACCATAGGCATAAACCTGCCTGATGAAAGTAATATCCGATCCCGTGGACACATTCCAATCAAGAGTAGTGAAGGCATACCCTTCTGGGGCTTTGAATAAATCAACCGTAACGGCCGCACTTTTTCTAATGGAAATGCCAACATTTCCTACTAGTGAAGCCGTGCCATCCCCATTGTTTTTAAACCATACATTCCCACCATCAGGAGACAAAACTTTCAGTTGCTGCCAGCCTCCATTGTCTTGATAGATGACACTGCTGCCAACTAGCAGTTTAGTCACCTTTTTACCGCCTAAATTAATCATTTAGTCCCTCCTAGCTCGTGGTATTGTGCGTGACAATGGTAATCGCACTCGGATGCGCCGCCGCAAAGGTCTTATAGTCATCGGTATCACTGAACACCTTCGCACCCAAAACCTCTAAGTCGTCCACCTTGAGCGTACCAGCAGCGAAGTTAGCCGGACCCGCCACACCCGCTTCGCTGACGGGAATTGTATGGTCGGTATCTGCTGGCACAAACTTGCGGCCATCGACTGTTACTGTGCCATCACCATTATCCTTGACCACCGAATTCTCGTTGGGTATATGCCAACCAGACCAAGTGAGAGGTTTACCTGACAAAATGTTGATGAGAACATTGCCTTTCACATCTCTATACTCTAGCGTCTTGTTAGCACCGCTTAGTGTCTTAAGGACTACTAACGTGCCCCAGTTGATACCAGTATTTTCAAGGTCAGGGGCATTCTTAGGCAGTGGACCACTTATGGTATATGAACCATAATCGAGGTTCAGCACATCATCGCTTGCCGTCAGCGTCGTCTTAACTATCACACTTGGGTCAATTGAATCAACATCGGCAGACCGCTTCAACTTCAAACCAGAGCTATCCACATAAAATGACCAAAAGGCTCCTGTACTGTCTGTCAAATAGCCCACACCCAAAGGATTAGCGCCCGCCGTGGTAATCTCGGCAATACCACGCACGGCTTGCGATGACGGATTACCTTGGACTCCGGCTTGGCAATAAAATGTATGATAGCCAAGAGGTAACGCCTGAATAGCAGCCACTAAGTCGGTTGTGTTGGCTGTTGTAAATGAATATTTGTTGCCACCGTCATCCCCGGTAATCTTTGCCTTCTGCCAGTTATCAGTGTCCGTAGTCTTGACCTTGTCGCCAACCTGTGCGTCCGCATATTCCTTGGCCGACTTGAGTGTTTCAGCGTCGCCATCGGCTAAATTCTTGGTAGTCGCGATATCATCAGGGATAAGGTTTTGCACCTCGTCTTTTTTGGCATAATCCTTTAACTTACCATCAATTGCTATGCCTATAGACCCCTGCAAGTTTTTGACATCATCAAGATCGGTTGCGAGTGCGTAAGCACTACCGTCCATTTTAATTGTCACGTTTTGCGAAGCAGAATAGGCCTGTGTAATGCCGAAAACAAACGATACATCTGTTCCTTGATATGCTGGTAAAACAAACGGGTCATTCCCTACGGCCACGGTTAGCACATGCTGGTCAACATAGCCATCAACATGTGCAACCACGCCGACCAACGCCACGTTAAAATCCTTGTTAGTCGTGTGATCTGCATTAGCAGAATCCTGCCAATGATTGGTAATAACTGACTTGACACTAAACTGGTTGTCAGACTGAACCTTTGAACTGATTCCATACGTTAGTGGACTCGTGAAGTCGGCCATAGTTAACGTTGAAATGTCGGTTCCTGCCGTGATGACTTTTTCAGAAACCATAACTTCGTCAATGATTAGTGCCTTTTCTTCTTTATCCGCTAACGCCAGCATCGTTGCACCTTCACGGGTTAGACTTTTTGAATTGTATTCCAAATTTAATCACTCCTTTCTAAATATCAATGGAATAGGTTAAGCCAACGTTGCTGCCAACATTGACATCAACCTTGCTACTTGTTTTGACCTCAATTGAATCTGGCACAGAAATGTCAATTTCTGTGAACCCAGAAACAGCCACGCCGATATAGGCATTTTGCTCAATCGGAACAGATAGGTTAACGAAATTGACACGTGTGTCGCCTATGGCCGCACGCTCTAATTCAGCCGGTAACCGGTTTAGCAAAAACATGTTTTTAACCTTGTTGTACGGGACATCAACCAGATCAATCGTGTTAGGAGTGCCAGTGATCGCGCCATCAGCATTGTAATCGCGGTCGCGCTTCATATAGATATCGGCGGGGTCACAACCAAGTAGGTTTGCAGCAATCCGAATTAGATCATTGAGTGTGCCTTTTGAATTGCGCACCATTGCGCGTGACAGTAACAAGAACTTGTAGGTATCATCGTCCGCACCATTGCGCGGAATTCCTAAATCATCACCGGTATTATCCAGTTGCAACCCATGTTGATTCACAATGGCATGAGACGAAGTAACCTCATCCATGTTTTGTCGGCGTGCAAAACGACCAGCATCAAGGACTTTGACCAATTTGTCAAAATTGGTTCCCTTATACGCTGGTCGAAAATCATTAAAAATAGCCATCGAGTTCTTGTGAAATTCGGCAAAAGTCGTCCCATCAAGCAACGTGTCGTCGTCACTAAGCACTGGCCGTCACCTCCAACGTGATTAGTTCATCCGTTGAGTTAGCGAGTTGATAGTCGCTGAATGCAATGTTTTCCGCCCCCATGGTGTCCCCAGTTCCAGCAGATATGGATTCAACGTAATCAACTCCATCAATTTGATAAAGGTAGCTGTATAACTTGTTGATAATCACTGGCGACCCCATCGCCAAACTGCCTAGATAATCTAAAACAGATTGCTTAACAGCATCTTCGTCAGTCCCACTGGACGATTGAATTTTAATATCAAATTTCACGTTAACCAGTTCCTCTTGGTCAAAGCGTTCTATAACTTGATGGCCGCTATCATCAATCGCTGTTCCCTGAGACTTACCGACAAAAAGCGTCTCACCACCGGCAACGTCCAATATTTTTTGGGCTATTGCATCAGGATCACCGCCCATAACATAAATGTGCATTGAATGCGGTGGATTTCCATAGCTATCAACCTCGCCATCCGGATTGCGAATAACTTGCGCATCACTAACTCCTGTAACATTGAGCATTGCAACCCTTAATCCATCCTTCGTTCCGTTCTCAGCAGCAACCTCGTTCGGCAAAATCCGCTTTCGGAAATCATAATCCTGTTCAAGATCAGCACCTCCGACCGCCGCAACTGCATTGTTGACATCGAAGATGTCCTCGACTGGTTCAGCCTGTTGGTTTATGGTGTTAGCATCAACGTTGACATAATCAGCTTCGTCATCGGAATAGACCAATAACTCGGTTGTTCCGTCTTCGCCTATCTGCGTATCGTAGGCATTCAAAAACTCTGTACCATCTGACGTCATAAAACGGGTGTCCGCCTCAATCAAATAGCCTGGGGTGCCCGTAACCTGTAGCGTTGCTTTGGCAGCTTGTGATAGCTTTCTCTGTAATCCATAGTTTGAAGCTAATCGGTCTAAGCTGACACCATCTGCCTGAGACGCATAGCCAGAATCGTAAACCATTTCTAATTGCTGGTCATCGTCAACGTCATCTTGTGCTTCTTTCATACACAGCTTTCCCCAAGGAGAATGCGGTGACAAATCTGTTTCTTGACCTAGCCATGTTTTAAAGCGGGTTTGCTCGTTTGCCAGCGCTTGGTCAAGTGTCAGTTCTTCCCAACCATTATCCGTTAACGGCATCTAAGCTCACCTCCGCTACTGTATTTTGTGGCGTCCCAACATCCCCCACAGTTGAAGAATAGGCGATATTAAAAACCGCGACACCTCGCTTATAATCAGGTGCTACGGTTATATCATTTACCGCTAATATTCGCTTATCCTGCATAATGGCCTCGGTAGCAGCCTCCACTGCCATCTTTTCATCAAATCCGCCAACTAGAAAAGACATATCCATTCCAAGCTCATCTTCATTCAAAGCAGTTCCTTTAGGCGTTGTTAGGAGTGATCGAACCGCTTGTGCTAGTTCTTCAACACCACTGATTTCAATGGGGTGTCCGTCGTTGATAACAAGATCTCCCGTGACCTCATCATATAAAAGATCAGTTGCCACTAAAATCACCTGCCTCTGCAATCTTACCGATAACTAACGAGTTGTTAACTAGATGTGGTGTTTTTGTCATTTGGCGGAATTCTCCATGGCCGTTATAGTGAGTCGTGTCGTGATCCAAGACTAGACACCCAACGTTATCACCAACCTTCAAATTAACCTTTGGCGCTTTCCCGCCAATGCTAATTACCGGAATCATAACTGGGACACTTTCAACAAGTGCCTCTTTTTTATTATCGCCAACCGTCAAAGCTAAAGGCTGTAGGCTAACTGTTGGTGGACTAATTTTCGTGACCTTAGCGATATATGCCACATTAATAGCCTGCGCGATATCGGTTCCAAACAATTTTAGAAGAACCGCCAGTCCATTTTCACCCTTTTTAGTGTTACTAATATTTCTTGCCATCGAACCACCTACTTACTTTTTTTATTTTTGGCACGCGCCGTCCGCTTTTTCTTAGCCTCTGCTTTCGACTTCTTATCTGCCTTGGCTTTAGCTGTGCGATCAGCCTTTTTCTTTTTGTTAATCTTCTTAGTTAGTTTAGATTTGTATTCCGAATACAGTTCGACAATGACTTGCGTTGATGGCGCGGAACCAGACTGAAAAGAATTTGACCCACTTAAAACAATTACCCAACCAGTGACTGCTTTTGACTTCAAATGAAAAACGTCCCCAACCGCTAGACTGCGGTACAAGAACGTTACTTGCCATTGGGCCACCTTTGAATCGTTGTCAGCTTGATACTCCGGTTCCTCCAACAATCCCGTTGTGTAGTCAATGTATAGGTTTAATTTTCGTTTGGAGTCTAGCTTTTCCAGATAAATTGCATCGTTTCGATAGATAATATCCGTATCACTATCGCCGGCAATCTGTTCTATTACCTTCATAGGTTTGGACTTTGCTGTATATCCGTTTGTGTACTTACGATCATAATTGAGGTTGACCTTAGCCAGCTTAATCCCCGATTCCTTAGCCACCTTTTTGACGATGGTCGAGGCCTTAGTATTTTTCTTAAAGCTAAGATACTCATAGCTCTTTTTAATCTGATATTTCTTTTTATTATTGAGCTCCTTGCGCTGTTTGTTGTAGGCAGACCGCGCGTTGGTCGCATAGTTTTTCTTTTTGTTACTGTAATAGTTATTTTTGGCAGTAACTTCTTTCTTGCTGGCATGTGGGTGCTCATCAATCCACTTGCGCCGGTCGGTGTTCATCTTAGAATTATAAGCGGAAATGGCCTTATCCAAATCTTTTTGACTGGCCCGCATGCGGACACGTTTGGATTTCTTGACCTTAACCGCTTTTAAATTGTCGTATTTTTGACCATCCGTAATGTCAAAGGTGACAACCGAATCCGCTGCGCTCTCTGTTGGTGGCGTCACAGTTGAAATCTTATCATCTACTACTTGATGTATGATGTGGGCCGTATCATCGGCATTATACCAGCCGGCCGTTAGCCTTACTCGGCGGCCCTTTTTAAAATGATTGGCATGTGACTTGATTAAGTTATGAATACTGATTTCAGTATTACCGGGAGTACCCTTAGACGTGTAAGTTTTGTTATGCTCAATCAAAATGCGGTATGGCGCCCGCGCCCGATAAATCACTGTAAATGTTTCCTTACTAGATATCCACACGGTTATTTTTTGATAAAAATGGACCAGTTTCATTAATTCTCACCACCTACAATCTGATCAGTACCATAGAGATTAATGGCATCATCATCGCTGATAGTCTGGTCAGCAGAATCTATTGATTCTTCGTCATCATCCAGATCATCGTTAAAATCAGTTTCCGAACCATCTGCATCATCATCCTGTGGTAAGAAAATAAAAACAGGGCTCTGGAACGTTGCCCCGGTAACCTCGTGCACTTGATCGGATTCATCATAAGGAATTGCATAAAAGGCCGGTAAACGTGGATCGTTGATTGTGCCAAAAATATCCATGCCATACATCAATTTTTCCCCAATGATGATGGGAACCATATTTTCGTCAAATATTGACATATAAATTCGGTCGTTTTGCGCATTCCGATAAGCCTTAAAGTTATATTTGACGCCATTAAACTCCTTTTCAAACTCTTCTTCGGTATCATCGCTCAAATCAACTAAAATCCGATCATTCTCGGCCATCAATCACACCTCCCCTCAATAATAAATCTTTGCGCCAATTGGAATTTTAGTGGCCGAATACTTGTTTTTCTTTTCAATGGTCGCTAACGACACCCCAGTTTTTACATGCACTGACCAATAGGTAGTGCCTTTTTTTGCTATCACATATTTCTTTTTTGATTTAGTGCTAGTGGACTTTGTTGTGGCCTTCGTCCCTGTGTTTTTGGTGGATTTGGCCTTGGCCTTCTTGTTGGAGTCAGCATACTCGACATCTTGCAACGTAATCGACAAGTTGATGATATTTTCCCCACCAGTGCCTATCTCGTGGCTATAGTCTGGTGAAAAATCGGAAATATTGGTGGACATCATAGTATACTCGCCATGCCATTCCAAAGGCGTATGGTTCTTTTCCCAGCGTTCTAAACGTTTGGCCTGTGTCTTTAACCCATTTAGATGCGAATTGCCACCATCACCACCTAAGACACCTTGAACGGCAACCGTTGTTGGCTGAGTTTCAGCTGATCCTGCAACCGTTCCGCCCTTTTCGGTCGGATTCGATGTTAAGTTACTACTAAACGTTGGTTGTTCATCATTAGTGCGGATAAAAACATACGATGTAGACGCCCAAGGGTACTTCGGCATGATATAAGCCCGCTCACCCCAATACTTCGACTTCTTCATCTTGGTAAGAATCTGATCCTTATAGACCTTTGAAGCCTCTCGCGAATGCTTGTAGTTCTTCGTTTTAGCCTTGGCTTTAGTCACCGCTGTTTTGGCACTCTTAACCTGTTTTTTGTTAGTAGCTATTGACTTAGTCAGATTAGTGATTAATTTTTCCGTCTTCTTCTGGGCTGCGCCACTTAGCTTGCCAACTGCTTCTTTTGCAGCCGCTAATTTCTTTTGATTTTTGGATAGGGTCTTATTGATCGATTTTAACTTCTTGTTAGCAGCTGTCTGTTCTTGCTGGTACAGCTTCTTAACAGAAGCTAAAGTCGTATATTTTTTGGTTGTCACAATGTCACCTCCCGTAATTCAATAAAAAATCTATGTATGAAAAAAGAGCCTTACAGCTCTTTAATCAGTTAAATGCATATCACGTCCGGCCTGTTGTGCATACTTAGCCAGCGCTTCATTTACCTTGCGCTCAATAACTTTACCAATGTTATCAGTCGCATAATCAGCCGTATCTTTATCAACTGAACCATTGAAGTTAACGGTTGAATTAATAACGATATTAGGCTTAGCTGGCTTAGATGTTCGATTACTAGTAGAGACTAATTGGCGCATGGCGGCAACTGCCTGCTTAAAAAGTGATTGGTTGCTAGACTTTTGGGTCTTAGCACTCATTGCACGATCAAGCTGACCTGCCAAACCTTTGCTGCTAACTTTGGCTCTTTCATGAATTGCGCTACCAATCAGTCCATCAGCGGTTGGACGCTTAGGATTGATTGCAACCTCAGGATCCTTTTCACCAAAAATGTTTAGCTTGCCACTCTTTGACCAGCCACCATTATTGTGTAAAGCTGCCTCCACTTTTCTAGCGCCAGCAACGTGTTGGGCGTTGTACCCACCACGTTCCCATTGACTAGAAAATTTGTTAGCGAGCGATGCAACAGACCCTTTGCCACGTAAAACGCTCTTCAAAACCGAGCTATCCGAACCATCGCCATTCAATGCAAAGCTAAGCTGAACGCCAGCATCTTTCCAGCTCTTGCCCTTTCGCTTAGCATAAGCAATTAAGTTAGACTTCCGACCGCCTAACCATTGTCCAAGCCCACTAGCTCCGCCGCCGGGATTGATAGCATTTGGATCAAGACGGGATTCAAACTCCCAGTTACCCAGGACAGCTGCGATACCAGCATTTGTTGCTGCTGGGTACATGTCCTTAATGGCCGCCGCTAAAGTTTTCGCCCGATGAGCCATGCTTCCAGACAAGCTGCCAACATTCGCATCAGATTCTTGCAGATGCTTTTCAATCCACTTAGATGCTGACTTGCCAAGCTGGTTCTTAACCAATCCGGTTAGTCTACTATTTTTCTTCCGCTTTTTTGCCCCAGCAACATTGTTCTTTAGCTTCGTTACATCCAGCCATCCGGCAGAGCTAGAACCACTGATTGACCACATCGGATGTGTCGTTGCCCCAATGTGGACGTGAGTACCACTGGGGCCCAATTTGGCAATTGCTTGGCCTTGCTTGATGTGGTCACCAGTGTGGACAAGAATGTCAGCGCCAGAACTAGCTTTGCCATTAAGCTCCTGATAAATCAGGCTTAACTTGCCGCCCTTTGTGGTGACATACTGGCCAATTCCGTTGCTACCTTCCCAGCCACGCTTGTGACCGCCTGCTCCGGTTACAACTGCATCCTGTAAGGCGTGGACAACTTTGGAACCAGAAAAGTCAACACCATCGTGGGAGCTAAATCCGCCGGCAACTTTGCCACGGTTTCCGAAACCAGATGATACAGAACATCCGGAACCCGGAGAACGTAGAACAGGACCGCCACCGCTACCAACAATAAGGCCTTTAATATATCCCCACATGGCGTCAGACCACTTAGGCCCGACTGACTTGGCAGCAGCCTTAGCAGTACCACCGATTCCTTTTTGCAGGATTGATCCACTTGGTTTTACATTAGTGGTGAACTCATCATTATAAGCCTCTGTCGGTCGCTTAGCATTTGCCTTAGCAATCTTGCGAAGTTTGGACTTAGAAACACCAGTCCCCTTAGCAAAATGGGGTAAGTAGGGTTTAATCTGTTCAACTTGTGAGCCATTAAGCACTTCATCGCCCTTTTGCAAAGGAGTCAGCACATCGTGACCATGAGGGCGCAGCAATTGGTCATGACGAACAACTAATTCTTGCCGCGGCCCGGTCTTAGCATCATTTAATACCGCCATCCGATCACTTGCGATTGGTCCGTGAGAACCGCGCGCATAATGAATTGGCTTTAAAACTTGCTTGTTACCGCCGAATTGCGCCAAGGCTGAATCAATTCCAGTAAATCCGCCATTCAGCGAAGAGATAGCCCCAGCCATCCCCTTGTGGGCGTATGGCTTAAGCTTGCTGAACACATCACCAAAGTAATTAACTAGTGATTTCCAACTTGAACGCCAATCCTTGCTAATGTCATCAGTGGTGTTCGACAGATTAGACTTCAACCACTTATACTTTTTCGAAACGCTCGCTGTCGTGTCCGAAACTTTATCAGTAGTATCAGACTTAATCTTTCCAAAATCAGACTTACTAGACTTCTTGAACGTTGAAACGGCACGCTTAGAACCCTTGAGTTCCTTGTCGTACTTTTTCTTAGTCCCTTCAATCCCAGTTTTGACCTTTTTGCCACTAAGTGCGGGAGCTGGCGACAAGTTAACCGTCCCAGAAGCGAGGTGCACACCGCCCATCGCTCGCTTGGTATCACGACCGTTAAGCACGTGAGTACCTTTGCGCAGCCAAACCTTTTGGTTCATTCGCTTAGCAACAAACGATTGCCCTGCCGGTGGAATAATTAATTCCTTGGCGCCACCATCATTGACCGTGGCCCACATCGAGTACGGAAGTCCATGTGGATAGCGATCAACAGAACCAGAAGCAAATGCTCCTGTCATGCCGAAACTATCCTTCTTGGGCTTCTTAGCGGTACCGTTTTGTTTAGCAGCGGCATCGGCTAATTTTTTCTTTGGGTTGGTATTGTTTCTAATCGCCTGATAGCTAGACACTGGCTTTTTTGCATGCCCACCGAATAAACTAGCATTCTGTTCGATAAGGGCTGGGATACTGTTACCGACATGTTTGGCTGCCGAGTTAAATGCATCCGCGGCCTGACCAGCCTCTTCTTTCGCTTTTTCGACAACGTCATGCCTCTGTTTTTCAGCCCATTTCACTGTACTCTTGTACTGGCTATGGGCCTTATCTTTAGCAGCATCACGCTGTTTTTGGGCTTCTTTGATAACAGCTTTTCGTTGTTTCTCAGATAACCCCGGCAATGTTTCAGCCAAATTTTTGGCCTTTTTGTAACGTTTGTCAGCCGACTTAACCTCAGCACTATAAGTCTTTTGAGCCGTTTTGATGGTCTGTTTTTCATTCTTCTTGCTAGAAGTAAGAATTTTAGCATAACCAGCAGCGGTTAGATGAGTGTTGGAAGACATCATCTTAGTCATGATTGCCTTCTGTTTCAATGAACCTTTGTCGGTCAATGAAATAATTTGCCGATTGACCTTATCAATGGCTTTAGCACGTTGTGTGCCACTCATCTTATCGTTGCTCAAAAGCTTATTCAGCCCTGATTTAAGCGAAGAAACCCGCTTTTGGACACTACCCTTTTCTTGGCTATACGCGCTATCGGCAGCTTTAACGTTTAATAGTCCTGCCTTTTTTAAATAGCTGTATCCCTTTTGGTCGTTGCTAAGCTGTCCATCAGCTCGTTTTTTGGCAAGATTATAGAGAGAATTATAGGTACCCCGAAGCTTTTTCGTAGTCTTGCCGGCCGAATTAGCCCACTCAACATTGCCTTGTTGTTCCAGCTTAGCGGCTTGCTTGATGTACTTATAATTCGATTTGCCAATGTTAGTTTCATTCCACTTGTCAGAACCTAACGTTGTCTTGGGATCAGCCTTGGGTTTAGACTTGGTCTTTTTTCGACTGCCAGGGTTGTATACATCCCCGACTCCCGGCACGTACATGCTGTTTTGCTTGCTTTGACTAGTAACTGCATGTTGAATAGCTTTGCCTGCTTTAGAGCCAGCAAATCCCCCGACACCGGCCCCAATTGCGCCCCCAACGACTGTGCCAACTGGTCCCACGGCACTACCAAGCGCGGCGCCGCCTTCCATTCCGGCGAGGGTTCCACCGAAGTTTCCAATTTTGCCGCCAGCATTTTTCTTGTTCATCCCTATTAGGGAAGTAGCTGATAACGCCACATCAAGCCAAGGAATCCGTGATCCAACTGCCTTAACTCCGCCTAAAACTTTGGAAGCCGTTCCGCGTTGAGCTAGTCTCAAGGCCTCACGTTCTCCGACTTCTGCGGTTGATCGCGTCCCAGCGCCTAATAAACCAGTGAGTTTGCCAAGACGGCCACCTCTTAATCGTCCCATACGAGTTGACGCACGACGGCCCTCGAGTCGGCCCATCCTAGTTTCACTTTTACCACCAATCGGTAGAGAACTAGCGATATCAGCAACATCGGCAACGGCATTAGAAGTAGCACCACCACGTGAAGCTGCACGGCCACTTCCAAATAAGAATCCACCAGCTTTGCCAAGCAGCTTAACACTAGTAACCGCCGCAGCTAATGACCCACCAATGGCGGCGATATAGCCCGCGGTTGTCTTGACTGGTTTTGGCAACTTAATCAGATACCCAAGAAGGCCATTGGCATATTTCAACGCCTTAGTGAAGCCCGGCAACACGTTTTTAGCGAAGCCTTGCCCCATAACGTTAAGATACTGTTTGGTCCGGTTGATCTGGTTTTGCCAAGATTTCATGTTCTTTTCAGATAAATTGGCGATATACCCATTGCCTTTTTGATCCTGCGAACGTTCAACCTTTTTGGTCAGGTTACCAATTTGACCGGTGTTGGCCATTAAGAAGTTACCAGCTTCTTGACCGGTTGCCCCAAAGAATTTGTTTTGGAACTTTAGTTTTTGGGACTCCGATAATCCGCTGGTTTTGCTATTCAAATAATTTAACAGCTTAGGCAGTGATTTTAAGTTATGGTCTTTGCCATAAAACTTGCTGGTATCAATGCCATATTCCTTGATGGCTTGGCCTTGTCGTGATTTAAGGGAAGTGTAAGGTGAAGCGAAAGCGTTCAAAACCTTACGCAGTCCTGTCCCACTAAGGGTTCCGTCCAAACCGTTGTTGGAAAGGACACCTAAGGCTGAAACCGTGCTGGCAAGCGATTGGTTAGTAGAATGAGCCGTCCCACCGGCCATGTTTAACGCGTTACCAATTCCGGTAAAATCAGTGGCCGTCATATCAGCGGCATACGCCATCTGATTTAAGACTTTGCTGGTATACTTCCGCATCTTGCCAATGGAATCCCCGGCTTTGGTCTTATAACCAAATTTTTCAAGCGCGGAGGCACCATAGTTAACTACCGACTTATAATCATCGCCAGAGGCACGAGACGCCTGTAAGAATGACTTGTGGGACGCAAGTTCCTGCTTACCCGAATAGCCACGCCGGATAAGCTCTTCACCACCACTTGCCATGTCAGATGGATCAACACCATACTTTAATGCAAATCCATTGTTTTCTTTCTGCATGGCTTTGGTTTCAGCCTTTGAAGCCCCAAGTGACTCGCCACCGGTGTTCAGCAAGTTGCGAATGGTCGTGTACTTGTTTTCCAATTCGGTAGCTTGGTCGGCGGCCTGCTTAAACGCCGCTCCAACTGGAAGTAAAGCCATAGTGACCATGCTTCCCATGTTGGTTAGCTTGCTACCAGAGGTATACAAACGGTCAAAGCTACCACGTGCTTTTGTGGCGCCCACACGGGTCTTGGCAAAGGCACGTTCACTCTTGTCACCCATTCGTGTGGCAGACGTTCCAACTTGACCATTGGTTCGTGAAACCGCGGTCCCTAGCTTATTAGTAGCAACGCGCGTTTTGTCTTGAGCACTAGTTACTTGATCCCAAGACTTAACAACGGATTTAGAAGTTCGTCTGGCCTCATAGCCATACTCTTTCTGTCCTCGTTTGGCACTATCAATCGATTCACGGGATTTATCGGCAGCCTTACTAATTCGTCCAAAACCATTAGCTGCCTCGTTAAAGGCTCGCTGGGGAATCATTGAGTCCAAAGCACGGTTGACCTTATGAGCTCGTCTCTCCATCCCGTCCATGAGCTTGTTAGCTCGTTCAAGTTTAGAAAGATCACCCGCGACACTAAAGCCAATTGTGCCATGACGGATCATTTTGTTAGCCACTAATCATCCGCCCCGCTTCCACTTGTGTCTGGTTCTTAATGCGCTCATTCGTGCAATAGACCATTACAGACAGCTCAGGAATCGTGAGTTTATCAATATCGTCAAATGTTAGGCTAACTGTCCCCTCCATGTAGGCATACCATTTCAACACGTCAGGATCATCTGAATTTAAGTAGGCTTGAACAGCCCGTTGACTCAGACTAGTTGAGCTTGCCTTTAAGAAACGATTCCCCATTATCCATCAGATAATCAAAAGTCTTGTTCCGGTCTGACTGGTTAGCAGCATCTTCAAAAAACTTCATATCAAGTGGTTCATGAACCTTACCGGCCACTTTTGGTGTCCCAAATAAGTCTAATAGTGCTTCATGGTAAGTTCCCGGGGTATCACGCAAAACACCATTGATTGACCCATATGACAGCCCATCTAAGTTTTCCGCTACCGTTCGACCAGGCCAATTGAATGGAACCTCAATCGTTGTCCCATCAGATTCGGTAATTTTGAAAGCCCGTTGGTGGTTGGTAACATCTTCAAACGTCCCATTCCATTCTGGTTGAGTCTTAACTTCCTTGGTTACAGCTTCGTTTTTAGTTTCAGTCATAATAAAATCCTCCTAGTTCTTTTTGTACAAAATAAAAACCGCTCTAGGCGGCAGCTGGTTCAGCAATTGCTCTTGGTGTATTAAATTCAAGCTGCCGTGATGGCGCATCACTACCAACACCAACAGGTGGCAACTTAGGCAGATATGCCGAATCAATGTGGACGTGTTCAACCGGTGTCATGACATCGATAACGTGAGTATCTACTGGATCGAAGTTCTTCAAAATCGTCAAATAAACTTCATCCAAAGCAGTCAGATTTAGCTGGAAGGTAGCAGAACCATCGTGATGGATAATTGCAATCCCATGCCCAAAAATATCCATGCTGATGGTAACTAAATCATTGGTAAAGGTAAGCGTAAAAATATCGCCAGAAGCATAGGCAGTAGGCTGAATTCCATCTACGGTTAACACCGTTGAGGCTGCATCCCACTTATAATCTGTATAATCCGTAATTGCCATTACATAATCCCCTTTCTATTGGCCGTCATAAACAACAAGCGTTTGTGCAAACTCAGCATCATCAATAGTTGGAACAGATTCCCAGCTCCACGCGAAGATATCCAAAATACCAGTAGCTTTCTTCTCTTCACTAATACTGTCAGCGTCTGGGTCATTCAATGAGTAACCCTTAATCAATCCGGATGACACATAGCTTCCTAAAACACCCATCAGTAGCCCACGAACGGCCTTAACTCCGGAAGAGGCATACGGGACCCGGCGATTCTTTTGTAAATAGTCGCTAACTGTTTGGATAATATCGTTTGTGATGGAATCTTTAATCACCATCGTTGACAGTGCCAATCCGGACATCATGCGACCGTTAGTAATCATGTTCTTACCGTTTTCAGTTGCATAAGTTCCGATGTTCCGCTTTTCATAAACCGCTAAATCATCATTTGTCAGTTCAAAACGGTCTTGAGGTGATACAGATAATCCGGTAGTAAATTTGAAGTTGGCTCCTACGGCATCGCCTACAAAATGGCCCAATGAATCCGCACCCATGGTGTTATTTGGATCATCACTCGTTGGCAAAGAAACAATCTTAGTCGCGCGGTTAGCCTTGATTTGTTCGAGAAAATCAAAGTCACTGTCAACTGCCATTCGACCGGCTTCTGTCGTCATGGAAATTAGTAAAATCCCTCGATCTTGTGCTTCGACAAAGTTCGACACAGTGAGCGCCATATCTTTATCTTCTTCGCTAGCGATTGGGAAAAGGTGGTACTCAGCTCCCGCATAGTAATACTTGGCGAGTGCGTGGATAAATACGCTCTCGGAAGCTGAGGTGCCTGATAAAGCTACGCTTGCTGAGTTATCAGTTGTGGTGACACCGTCTAAAGCGGGCTTTTGTGCTGCCGTATAGTTGGGGTCATAAGTTCTAACGAAAAAAGCACCATCAGAGGTACCACCGAAGTACGCTTGGCCTTGATTCCATACAGGTGTATCAATGTCATAATCATCTTCGAGGTCAGCAAGGCTGCGATAGCACTTAATGCCCTCCTTGTCGCCCGCAACTCCCATTTGAACGCCGCGCATACCAATGTCGCTGACAACTTGCGCATAGCTAGTTGTCACATGAACTGAGGAGACCTCAATCACGCGGCCATTAATTGTTTGTGTCATTATTTGAACCTCCATATTGTGTGATATTTGGGTACTTGCTCGTGTAATTACGAACCAATTGCACGACCATATCGAACCCATAATTTGAAACCTGTAAAAAAGAGGCCAACGCTTCACTGCGATGGTCTCTCTCTTCGATCTTATTTAACGTGATTCCGTATGAGTTAAGCTGTTCCCGATACTGGAAATCCTGCAACAACGTTTGCAGATCGTCAGCAATGCCATTAGCTTCACCGTCCGACTCAGCCCAACAGTCAATTGAAATAATGCGGTCAAAGACTTCATGAGTCCTTTCAACTGAATAGATGATGTCCGGGTGCGGCCGCAAATCATAAACAATGAACGGGTAGCCTTTATGGTCCTCAGACCTGGTACGACTATAAATTGGCACTTGGTTATTCGTAATGTCGCGGAGAACTGCCACCAGTCCTTTAGCGAAATTGTCCCAATCATAGGTCTTAGCTTTGTACATCAGTATCACTTCTATTCTGCATGTAGTAGATGGCAAAACCGCCTTGTGACCAGTACGGCTCAATCTCAACAACTTCAAGCGTCAGGCTATCATAGCGAACCAACGTACCTTTGGGGTACTTAGTCATTGAAAACCATTGGTAAGCATAATTTGTAAAGCTACCGCCCTCACCCATCTGCATAGTCTGGGCCTTTGATTCGGGGATCATCGGCTCGCAGATTGTTCCGATTGGCTCCAACTCGGAAGTATCTTCGCTAGGCCCAGAGAAGCCCCCAGTTGCATCATCAGACTGTGCTTCTCCTACCCGCAATAGTTCAAATGTCTCAGCCATCAATGGGAAGATAGCCGGTATTTGTGCTAATAGTGGATTAGTCATATAAATCCTCCGTCCAGCTAATTGACCGATAAAGTGCGCCTGTATCTATTAACGGGTTATCCTTACCCTTTCGAGCGATGGTAGCTGGCGCGTTATGGGGAGAGTGCATGCTCGCAATCCTTGCCTGTACATCTCGTGCCATGTGGCGACCAATATCAGCCATGCACTCGTGAGCCGTCATTTCTCCCACACCTACTTTTGAAATATTGACCTCGGCCAGTTCAAACCATGAAGATTCAAACTTGTTGGTAAAGGTGCTTGTCAGAAACGAGCGTTTAGGAATTGTGATCTGCTTGACTAAAACAAAATAGACATCAAGACCACCATTTCCGTTCGCTTTTGCAAGCACATTCTTGCCATGTGGTTTAAAAAGCCCATCAATCTGCCTTGCGCTCTGGCTCCCAGCAAGTTTTGTTGGAATAGTCAGCCATTGCCCGTGAACTGGGGTAATGTGGGGAACCCCATACTCATTAGCCATGGCTATCATCTCCATTTGCTGTTCAGAGTGACCATTACTGGCTCTCAACGCTCCAACACGCACAGTAAGATGATTCAGCTTTCGATATTCCACAAGAATCCGATCAATGCTATTTATATCTTTCGTCAAAATCCGATCACCGTCGCTTTCCCAAGTCCTAAAGCACTTATTAGCGTCCAAAACTGATCGAACCAAGCATTTGTTGCCGAACTTTCTCGTTCTATCCACACACTATTAATTTTAACCGTCCCTAGATTGGCTAATTTCGCCGCTAGAAGGTGGCAAACCCATAATGCGATTAATTGGTCAGCCACCGTTTCAGGTGGCTTAAATGTGCCCACATAGGCCTGTGCAACACCAATGAATTCATTTAGTTGCTCATCTGTAATCCCAGAGGCATCAGCCCCTGCCAGCAGCTTGATCGTTTTCACTAGTTTTGCATGGCTATCAACTTCATCAGCCATGGTCGGCCTCCTTATTTTTCGACTGGGAGATAAATCTTTCGACCCGGTTTCAAATAGTTGCCGGCGCTTCGAGAATTAACAAGGCGCAACGCCCCGACACTCACATTAAAATGTTCTGCAACAGAAAACTCGCTATCCCCTTTTTGCACGGTATAGCGAGCTAACTTTGAATATTCAATTTTTTCAGACATAGATTAGCCTCCTTAGCTTAATTCAATTGTGGCGCTACTGTCAGTAGTTGAGATATTGCCTAACTTGGGTTTACTCGCCGTGGGCGTACCAGTAACCGTATCGGATTCAGTCGAAGAACCGCCTGCGTTCTTAGCGGTTACCTTGACCGTATAAGCCGTGTCATTCGTTAACCCAGTAATATCACCGGTCACCGTTGGCGTTTCGACATCGGTAAAGGTTTTACCATCCGTAGAATGGCTAACCACATAAGAACGTTCTGCTGCTCCATCGCCAGTTGCAGGCGTGATGGTATAAGTCAGCTTGCCATCCCCGGCGGTAACCGCAACAGTTGGCTTACCCGGAGTGGTCACAATGTCAGGTAACGCTAACTTTGCGGTTTTGCCCGCATACGTTGCCCCATAACCTGAAAAGACGCTGTTACTAGTCAATGACGAAATCACATCAGGCGATGGCTTCCCATCAACCACTTTTGTACCCTTATCATCATAGATATCGAATGTTGCTGTATCTGCCATTAAAAAAGCCTCCTAGCTTAGATTAATCTTGGCTGTTGTTGGTGTCGTAATGATCCCATTTAATTTGGGCTTACTCGCACTGTTACTTACTCGCCCCATCAGTGTTCCCGCTGTCAGTAGATGCCGCCTTTGAGGTCGTCATCCGAACAATCGTCCGACCACCTTCAAGCGTTGGCAAACAGTTCATGGAGATCATCGTTTGGAACTGTGCTAATCCTTGGTCAAAGTATTCATGATAAGCGACCGCCGTGTCATAGAACTGGATATCTTTGCTTGGGATATTACCAAGTTGATTTTGCAGTTCTTCTGGTGTTGGGGCAAATGCCATATGGCCTACCGGTTGTCCGGTTGAAACGCCGGTTGACGTGTTACCGCCGTTCTTCGCAAATGACTGTGGAATTGGCGCGTTCATGATTACCACCTTGCCATCCGGAACGTATGGATAGAACGTCCCATTATCATCTTCATAGCCCTGATCATAAACGACTGGGACAATGTGAAGCTCATCTAGCATGGCATTAACCACGGCAGATTCCTGTAACCACATGTCCTTGGTATTGGCGTTATTTGCAAACAGCGTTGCTTTTAGCTTCTCGTTATGCCGGAAAAGCCGTAACGTATCGGTGTTCATCAAAATCTGATTAGGTACAATGCCGTGAGTTCTCTTCAAAGTATCAACCGCGTTGGTAATATCTTTGAATGGATCAGAATTTTCTATATCCGTCCAATCGGTTTCAGCTTCAAGATTCAAACGGCTATCGCTCTCATAAATTAACGTTGGTTCCAACGGATTAAGTGAGATTTGACCATTGACTAGAGCTTGCATATCAAGCCATTCACGCCGTGCACGCATATCCAACAATGGCTGTACTTTGTTGTCAAACAACTTCTTAATCGCCGTCGTAACTAGACTGTCATCTTGGTTTACAACTGCTTGGTTAAGCTCGACCAAATCCTTTTCGTTCATTGCCATCGCAGAACGGAAGAACTTAGTGTGCATTACCTTTTGCTCAAATTTATCACGATTAATCGGTGTTGGCCGTGAATCATAAGAGCTTTGCGCTGTCAGCATTGGTGCTCGTTGATTTTGCATAAGATACGAAAGTAAATCTGTTTGAACCTTGATTGATGGGAAATATAATTCACCGATATAAGGAGGCATGGTTAAAATCTTTTGCTCATACCATGCTGCCATATTTTTAGGGGTATTAATTTCCGCGACATTTTCCATTGCTGTCATTGATTCAGCCTCCTAAACTAAAGTAACTTGTGGTAACGCCTTTTCCATATCCGCCGTAAATAACTTTTGAACATCAGCATCCATGTTATAAAAGACAACATCCCCGCGGAAAATAACTGTGTCCCGCGCCACACCATCGGTGACATTGATATCGTGCATAGCAATACCCACCGCTTGGGCAGCATCAGTAACTGGGGATAAAACTGCCTTTTCCCGGTCACGAATCTTAAAACCTGCTGCGCCTAATGGCGTGCCAGCCTTAATGAATTTAACGCCGTTACTATCCGCAACAGCGTCTGTATCTTGTACCATGCATGACAGTGTCAACGCATGGCTAAAGTTGGTCAGAATTTCCCGACCCGTTCCAAATACTCGTGTCTTAATAAATGCCATTTTGAATCCTCCTATTCCTTATTGTTCTTGCCAAACGTGTCAGCCAGCGCATCACCAAACACGCCCTGTGCGGTGTGCTTACCATCTGGGCTAAAGCCAGGATCGGTATTGGGTTGTGCTGACGTTTTCAGTCCGGCAAGAGACTTAATATTGGCAGCGATATCATCTGGCGTTTTACTAGAATTCAAGACCATTGCCGAAAGACTGTCGTCTAACTTGATGCCATTTTCCTTAGCGGCGGTGGTTAGAGCCGTTTGGCGATCTTGTTCAGCGCGAGCCTTGTTCTCCGCGGCCATCGCCTGAATTTGTTCCAAATTAAAACCGCCTAGCTCCGTTGGTTCTTTGGGAGTTGGCGGTTCTGGGTCTCGCTTAGGTGTTGGTGGCGTGGCAGGTTGAGAATTGACAAGCTTTTCAAG